TGATACTGTGCCGCCAAGGGTAAAGGCTGGCATGGTTCCCACGCTGGATGGGCTACCGAGTGCCCCGCCTGTTTGCGGGAAAACGTCAAGCAATGCTTTGATGATCCTTAGCTGGACCCCGTCTCCCAGACTAAAAGCTTGAGCCGTTGTTGAATCCTGGGCGCGGACAATCGTGAATGCATCTGTGGCTCGTGCTGTGACTTTGACAATCTCCAGGTTTCCGGCGGAATCTACCAGGGTGACATAGAAAAAATCAGAGCCTGAGATGGCTGGAAAACGAGCGCCAAGACCGCTCGCAACCGTTAGGGCTGTAGCCGAGCTGTTGATTCCTGCTGCCAGTGTTGCATACGCATTGTTGCTGTAAAGAATTGCCATTTTTATGCCGCCTGTCGATAAGAGTCAAAATAGGATACGACAACCTCAATTTCAATACTTTGGGCGCTTGATGCCAAAGAAATGGTTGAGGTTTGAATTGCTACAGCAACGCTCGTAAATGTTGGGAAGCTGTAGACATTCCCAGATACGACTGCCGTGCCTTGAGCGTTGATTGCGATCACGCTGTTGCTGTTGAGCGTTGCCATGTTGAGCAACGCATCGTTGAGCATCATTTGCGTCCCCGTGCTTTGCGGAGAATTGCTCTGAGCCAATGACAAGCTTTTTATCAAAGTGATGGGCGCTGCGAGCTGAAGGGCAGTCCCAACCACTGCAGAGCCACCAATAATTTTGGTGAGCCCTAAGGCTGGTGCGATTGAAGCTGTAGCACTAAGAGACGATGACAATGGCTTTGTCAAAGTCGGCGAGTTTGCCGAGACTGCCGCTGCGGCGCTTGCTGATGCCTCGAGATTTTTTGTCAGAGTTACTTGCGCGGCACTTGCGGCAGAAGCTGAGGCTGAAAAACCAAGGGTTTTGGTAACGCTTACCGGGGCTGTGACAACAGCTGTTGCTTCGGCTGTTGCGCCCAAGTTTTTTGTCAAGCTCGCATCCGAGGCGGCAACAGCTGTTCCTGCGACTGTCGAAGCCAGATTCTTGGCTAACGATACGTCCGCACTTGCGGCAGATGCCGATGCTGCAGCCGATGCCTCGATATTTTTGAAAATCAAAGCGGACGCAGACGCAGAGACTGCTGCTTGTATCTCGCCAAAAAGCACCGCCAGGGGAACGTCTAGGCTTGCCAGGGCGCTTATAGACGCAGCCCCCGCAGCCGAGGCTTGAATCAGCTTTGTGATCGATCCTGAGGCTGTTGATGACCCCGTAGAGGTCGCTACTCCAGAAAGCTCCTGTAGCTCGCCATAACCATTTAAATAAGACTGATTAAGTAAGCCGACATTGAGCAACATGGAGAGTCACCTAAAAAAATTAGGCGAACGTAAATGACAAAGCTGCGGCTGGGAAAGTAACAGTGTCGCTTTGGTTGATCGTCTTGGAAATTGTGAGCGATCCATACAGCAGCAAATTCCCGCCGGTCAGCGCATCGTAAACACCGATGTGCGTGACAACGCCCCATGTTGCGGAGGGCGTTGGAAAGGTGACGGAGTTGGTGTTTGTCGTACTTCCAGTGGTCCCGGTCGAAGCGACATCATTGTTTTGCGTGGATTTCCAGTCAGTCAGAGCCTGGGCGGAACTTGCAGCAGCCTTCACCCTGGCATAGTTGTTCCCCGACACTTCGGTCCCGCCGCCAGCATCGCTTGGAGCGGCGGTAAGCAGCCCGATATAGATGACCGGAATGGTGTAAGCCTGACCTCTAAAGACATGATCGACCAGTTTATTTTCAAGATAATCGGACATTGCAGACATGGTGGCTCCTTTGGGTTATGCGAATGAAGAGACTTGCTGTCGAACAGTGAATTTCAGCAAGTCGTAAAGGGTTTGGGTCGCTCCGTCAAAGTTGATTTCGACTTCTCCCTCATAAGGGCCGGGGTCGACGTTCAGAACCCCGCCTGTGAAATTAAAGCGAATGATTCCGTCCGCACCGCCGTTGAGCTTGTTGCAAACGATGGTCGACAGAACGGTTGAGCTTCCAACGGCACGGAAAAACACGCGAACGCTTGTCGTTCCAGCCGAAAGGTTGATGGCTGTGCCGGTGAGTGAGTCCGTTAAGGTCAGCGTGATGTAAGGGAGGCTGTCGCCCTGCACGAGTTTGATTCGTTCTGCCACTTTAGACTCCTGTTAGCCGGACTCGAAGCTCGGCTCTTGAGTTGCCTCGACTCGCTCTTTGTCGGGCAAGATTGACTCCGGCCCCAAAGAGAGCCAGACTGGCAGCGCTCGATGGACCATTGGTCCAGGGCTTATTTGCCATTGAAAGCAGCCGAAACTTAGCGCCATAAGCAATCACTTCAGCGTAGTCTTCAAGCAAAACGTCATCAAATGATGTGGCTGCACGAGTAGGCTTCAGAGCTACGCGCAAGGTCAGTGAATTGGCGGATGTTGTTTTTGGGATTGGGTACAGGCTGATGGTTCGCTCAGTTTTCTGCAGGTACCTCATTGGGTCCGCACGATTGACATCAGCTCCGCTAAAAAGCGTGTTGTAGACCTCAGATTTGTCGATGCTGTCCGGCGATGCAGGCGTCAGTTCTGAGCTCTTGAACCAGACCTTCATCACTTTCGCAACAAGCTGTCCAGTAGGAGGCTCAAAGTCGTAGTCGGTCACTCCGGCCACGACAGTGAGCGGGTCGTGATCTCTCTGAATGACAAGGCTCTTCTCGCAAAACTCAATCATGGAACTTGCAATTGCAATGTCAGCCGTGATTTCTGGACATCCTGGTGCTTCAGGAATCACATATTTGTAGAAATCGCTGAGAGTTGCCATGATTACGACATTTCAACCGCTAGGGCTTTGGGGGGTGTGCCGTCTAAATTTGCAAGGTTTGGAGATGTTGCAAATCGCTTCCGGTTTCCAATGCCTAAGGCGTTTGTGAACATGCCATAGTGCATGCCTGCGCGTTGCAGGTTTCCGGCGTAGTCCGAGTCTTTGCTGAATGCGCGATAAAGGATGTAGTCCAAGATCACGCCGCTGTAAATGTCTTCTCCGGCAAGAACAGAAGTCGAGGCAAGCTCATCAGATGTGATGTCGACCGGCGACTTGGAATAGACAATTTCTAGCTTATGACCGGCAGTGGCTGGCGGATAAACGTAGAAGGTTTTTGGAGAGCGCTCGTCAAACATAAAATGCTTGAGGGCTACTGAAGCTGTTTCGGTATGCCAATCTGGCAGCTGTGAATCTAGCACTTCTCGCTCGCACACGCGAACGGCTCTGCCCACTACGTTTCCAGAAGTGACGTTTCGAACCGCATCGAGAAATCGGTTGCCGTCTGAGGGGATGGACTGCTGCGTTCCCGCGACCATGGTCATCACAAAAGTAGACGAATAGATGTCAGGGCGGTGAATAGCAAGCTCTCGACGACCATCGTTTAGGTACCGCAAAAGCTCAGCCTGCGCCCAACGAACTTGAGTTTGATCCTGGAGGATGTCTCCAGCTCGCGTAATCAAATCAGAGGGTTTCTGCGCCATTTGTTTCTCCTAAATTTTTACGTTGACGCCTCACATGCTTAACAGTCCTCACCTCGGCGACTGGCGCTATTTCAATGGGCGGCGGACTTTCAAAAATTTTGAAATCTCCGCTGTCCATCAGTACCTTGTGGTACGAATAAACGTCCCCGCTTAGCTTGTGCTGTAGAAGCATGTGATGCACCAAAAAAGCGAGACCGGATTCAGCCGGTCCCGCGATACCATTACTGGTAGAAGAAGCCCTGAACGAGAGCTTCTGGCTTGATCACCTTGTAGCCAAACACGTTCAGTCCGCGCACGATGTTTCCAAAGGTAGCGGTAGAACGAAGAGACTCAACTTTGGTGATTTGCGATGCAAAAGTGATTGCATCGTTGGTGCCTGCATAGACATAGGTACCGCCCAGCGTTGTATTTGCAGAGACCTTCGGGAGAAGGTTGCTGACATACAGCGTGAAGCGGTCAATTTGTCCAAGTCGACCATTGCGCATCGGAGTCTGAGAATCACCGGTAATTGACGCATCCTTCAAATCGGATTGCTTTATCAGCGCACCCATCCAAGCGGGAATTACCAGCCAACGACCAGTCTCTGGCACATTGGACTCATCAAGAACCTGACCCATTCCAACGATTTTTTCCACCACATTGGATTTAGTCAGCTGAACAGAAGCCAGGGTTGCGCTTCCATCACCGGCATTGCCATCACCCAAGGCAACATTGGCAGAAAGAACACCAGCAGTAGCACCCTGATTGGAAGCATGGGCCAGGTTTTTGATGCCAAGCAAGACCGCCGTGTCGATACTAATCTTCATCTGCTGCGAAGCGTCATTGGTGAAGATGTCCATCAACTTCAGGTCTGACTGGATATCATCAACATCGTCGACGACAACCTGAAAATACCTGCCGTTATCGATCAACAACTCAACGACCGCCGCACTGGGCACCTGAGAGGTCAGGGCAAGACCCTTGCTGTAGGTACTGATAGTGATGGACGGGATGGTTCGAATCGTGACCTTGTCGCCGGTGTCTTTGATTTCACCTTCCCAGTCGTTGTTGGTGATGGCACTCAACACGGTGGATTGATAAAACTTGACCTGCAGCTTGCCAGACCAAAGAACGGGGATGAATTTACCGGCATAGGCTTCGGTGCCAGAGCCAGCGCCATAGTAGTCACCAGATACTGCGATAGACATTTTGATTCCTTAAAAATAGATGTCAGCCGCAATTCCAACGAGTAATTTTCAACGTCAAACAGGATTGTTTTAACGCAAACGACCGTCAGATTGAGCGGCAAAGATGTCAGCTTCAATCCGAGACGCTGCCTCAGGTGCATGTAATCCACGCCTCATTTCGTCGTAGAAACGAGCGACTGAATTAGCTGTCCAAGACTTTTTTGATTCAGGTGGTGCCGTAGCCCTACTGGATGAGGGAACCACCTGATTCGCACGACTTGGTACTGAGTACGTCTCGGGCTTTTGTCTAGTATTCGAGAACGAGTTGAAGAATGCCGAAATGCGCCATGCATCCAGCTTTTCATAAGCCTCGTCGAAAAGCTCTTGCCGAGTCCGACCCGTGAAGGGGTCTAGCTCGGTGAGGTAACTCAAGAAATCTTGATCGACGTTTAGCGTTTCCCACGATGGCGCTTCCCTTTTCAACTCCAAAAAGAATTGTTGGCGCGTCACTTCCCGGTTTGTTTCCAAGACCTTGTCAAGCTGCTTTTTCAGATCGCCATCTATCCCAGGGTTTGCGCTTTTAGCGGCGCGTTTAACCATGTCGATGAATTCTTGCCCGTATTGCTCAACCTCTTCCGGCTTAATGCCGTCTGAATTTGAGGCTACAGGAGAGGCGCTTTCTAGCCTATCGAGCTTTGACTGCGTTTCACTCAACTGATCCTTGAGTTCTCGAATCGTTTGAGCCAAGCGCGGCATCTCTTTAGCTAGGCGACCTTCGGCCACTTTGGAGCGCTGTCTCCAGTGGTCAAGATCGCCGCCTTCTTCGACTGGCTTATCCCTGACTACCTCATCAGCTTTAACGGGTTCCGCATTAGGCGGAGCGCTGCTGGTGATGGCATCAGATTGTGGTTCTGCTTGTTCAGCTGTTACAGGGTTTTGGTCAGGAGCCGTTTCCGGTGTTCCGTAAACCTGTGCGTGGAGTTTCTCAGCAGCTTCCGCTTGCCGTTCAACTGCTCTCGGTAATCTACTAGCCATTTAAAATCCTCTGAGCCATGTCCGAACGCGCAGGGAGCCTCAAAGGAGTCTCTGCCTACGTTGATCTGGAATTCAGGGCGGGTTTAGGGTGCCGGTGAACCGGCGGTGACCTGCGTTTTAGAACACAGGCTGATCAAGTCAGAAAGAGCAGAGCAATAGCCCTGGAGCTTGTGGCTTTGAATGGCAGTGGTTGCTGCCTCAAGGTCACTTCGCCTGCTTTCTCTAATTTGAGTCAGAAGTTCCGCAAATTGGCTAAAGTCTGAATCCCGCTTCAGACGCTCGATCAATTCGCGTTGTTTGGTTGTAAAAATCACTTTTTAAATGATTGGCGCTGCCAGCTCATTTTGTCGTACTGGACCGGCATGGGCACTCCGCAATCAGCGCCGGAAACCATTCCGCCATGCGCCATACCTCTTTTTCTTGCTCCATAATTTGCGTCTTCTTCGTCAACAAAAGGGTCATAGCTCATGGGATCGGAGGTTGGGTTAAGGCTGTTCATGGGTTTTTTCATGCCATCCTCTTTGGCCGTGACCAAGCGAGCATAAAGATCGTCTTGCTTTTTATTTCGGTCGGT